CACAACTTATAACGACTACATCAACAACAAATAGCATAGGCGACCCCATAGATTCGGAAACAACAACTACTATTTATTGCAATGAAATTTCTATAGGGCAAAACGAATTTTATCAGGCCATGGCAAATGGGTTAAAGCCAGAATTGAGAATTGAAATGCGAAGAATTGATTATACTAGACAACAAAAACTTATTTTTAATTCTATAAGATATGAGGTTATAAGGACTTTTAAAAAAGGTACCGAATTAATAGAAATAGTGTGCAGTAGGGCGGTCAATCACTAGGAGGGGTTAGTGTGGGAGTACCTAGAAGCGTTACAACAGTTAGAAATAACGGGAACTTAGAGTTTACTAGTTCTGTGGATAGGGTGGAATATTTTATTGAAGAATTAAGCCGCGGAGCATTAAGAGATACGGCGAAATTAGTAAGAAAAAGAATGCTTGTTAAAATTAAAAAGCTACCTGGAATGAAAAGAAATAAAAGAGTTTATAAAGTAGTCCAAACGTGGGTAAGGAGAAAAGAAACCGACTTGCAAATCGGATTTGGAAATAGTAAAAAAGGATTAACGGGTGATACGTGGTATGCAATAAAGCAAGAATTGGGAACTAGAGGGCAACCAAAACGCGGAATATTAAGGCAAACCGTATATGAAAGTATTCCAGATATACGAAAAATTCAAGCGCAATATTTATCCGCAATGAACGACGAAAATCCAAATGCTGCGCTAATAGACGAAAACGACGAAGGAGATGCGACAAATGGTTAAAGTGATAAGCATTAGACAATCATTGCAGGACGCGATGGAAACCGTAACGGCTAAAGTAAATTTCGAAGAAACGAAAGACGATACCGTATTCCCTTATGTTGTCTATAATTTACCTAATTCCATTGACTTTGGAGATTTGGAAGTTTTTGACTTTGATGTTGACTTTTGGGACGATAGCCAAGACACAACCGCCATTGAAACGTTGGCGGATAATATAGATGCAGTTTTACATAAACAAAAATTCATGGTATCAGATGTCGTTGCTTTTATTGTCTATAGAATAAATAGAATTAATGTAGAGGAAGACGAGGAAAATATACGACATAAAACATATACATATAGATTAAGATCATATGCTACTTATTAACACTAACTAACATACATATTTAAGGAGGAATTTGAATGCCTATTTCAACGGTTACAACAGAACAAATAAACAACATTTTACTTGACACGGGTGTTTTATACGTCGACTATGGCGAGGCGACACAAAGGATTCTAGCACCAACCAGAGGCGGCGCAAGTTTCGTGGTTGAGCAAGATGTAAAAACCATTGAGAGAGATGGAGCGCTAGGAAAAGAAAAAGGCCTTAGAAGAATTATAAAAGAAGATGCAATGATGACTGCAAGAATTTTGGATGCAAGTAAAGAAAATATCCAAATGGCGTTAAGGGGTGCAGCATTAGCGAGCACTACTATTACTTCTACATTAACGGGCACGATTGCGGACGCGGAATATCTAACCAATATTACTTGGATTGGTGAAGATATGGAAGGAAAATCCAAAATCATAACATTATTTAATGCAATGTCAGATAATGGATTATCTTTTAGTTTTAACGACAAAGACGAAGCAGTTTTAGAAATTGTATTTGCGGGACACAGAAACCCCGCGGATTATACAGATCCTCTTTACACTATAGTCGAAGCAGAAACCGCAGCTACAGATTTAACGGGGTTAGCAGTTACAACCGCAACAATAGAACCAGATTTCGCGGGTTCTACGTATACGTATGGCGCACAAGTATTAACTGGGGTTACGTCAGTTACAGTAACACCAACGGGCGCGGCTGCGGACTGGATAAAAGTAAATGGTACAACAGTAGCAACGGGCGTGGCATCGGCTGCAATATCGCTAGATGTTGGCGTAAATACTATTACGGTTCGTGTGCATGAGGACGAGAAGACCGACATTGAATACAAGATTTATATTACTAGAGAAGACGCATAAAATATCTTGAGGGGGAAACCCCTCTTTTTATTTTTAATTTTGAGGGGGTTATTTTAGTGCTGAATATTATAAAAGACAGCTTGGAAAATTGGGATAAAAGAACAAAACATAAAATGGAAAATTTAGATAGAGCCGAAAAGATTTTAGAAAATTTAAGAGTAGAATACAAGAAAACGGGGGACAAAATAAATGTTAAGAAAGTTAAAGACCAAGGACATATTCAAGGTATCAAAAATAATAAAAAAAATGAAACTGAAAGATGAATTAAATTTAAAAGATAAAGATTCACAAATGGAGAGTGGCGCAGAATTGATTGTTACTGCTTTTTCTAATTTACATTTAGCTCAAGAAGACGTTAACGAATTTTTTGGGGATATTGCGGGCATGACGGCTGCGGAATTTGAGGATTTAGAGTTAGAAAAAGTTATGGAAATTATAGAAGAATTTAAGGAACAAAGCGGGATTTTAAGTTTTTTAAAGTCAGCAGGGCGATCAGTATAACAACAATAACCGACCTGCTTTTAACAAGATATCGAAATATAGAATATGTATTAGATTTAGAATGGCACGACGGATTAGAATTAATTAATAAAGCACTAGAAAAAGAAGAAGAGCAAAAAGACTGGGAAGTTTGGCTTAGTATATATCCAGATATGACGGAAAAAAACTTTGTATCATTTAAAGATTATAGAAATAAGAAAAATTCCCCAAATAAAAAAGAAAAAATAAAATTAACAGATGAACAAATAATTGCAAATGCAGAAAGTAAAAGAAAAATACATCAGGGACAACACAAAGGAATAGTAAAAGATTAATTATACCTTCTTGGAAGGAGTGGCAAAAAAATGGAACTCTTTAAATTGTTTGGTAGTATAATGGTAGACAATGACGACGCTAATAAAAGCATAGCAAAAACAAACGATAAAGCAAAAAAGACAAGCGGAACTTTTAGCAAGATGATAGGGACAGTCGGTAAATGGGGGGCGGCAGTAGGTGGCGCCGCTTTAGTAGCGGGGGCAGCAGTTGGGGCGTTCGCTTTTAAATCCGCAATGGATTTAGACGCAGCGACAAAGACAATAAGAGCAGGCGCAGGGGCAACGGGCGAAGCCCTACAAGGATTGAGAACCGACTTCGATGAGGTTTTTAAAAATGTACCTGTTGACGCAGCAACGGCAGCAACGGCAATTGCCGACTTAAACACAAAGACGGGGCAAACGGGGGAGTCGCTGCAAGAATTATCTATAGCGTCGATCCAGCTTGCAAAATTAACGGGATCGGATTTAGCGGGTCAAATTGACAATACAACCAGATTATTTGGAGATTGGGGCGTTGAAACTGAAAATCAAGTTGGAACGTTGGATAAGCTTTGGAACGTATCGCAAACAACAGGAATTGGGGTCGATGATTTAGCACAAAAAATGGTTACTTTTGGGGCGCCATTGCGACAAATGGGGTTTGATTTTGACCAATCATCGGCGCTTATGGGTAAGTGGCAAAAAGAAGGAGTTAACACCGAAATTGTATTAGGTTCTATGAAAATTGCACTAGGTAAAATGGCAAAAGAGGGAGTCAAAGATACAAACGCCGAATTAATGAAAATAATCGACACCATAAAAGAAACAAAAACGCAGGGCGAAGGTGTCACCATTGCAATGGAAAAATTTGGAGCAAAAGCAGGGCCAGACATGGCCGCCGCCATAAAAGAAGGAAAATTCGAGTTAGACGACCTATTAAAAACTTTAGACAGCAGCGAAGAAACAATACAAAGAGCAACAACGGACACGGAAACATTCGGCGAAAAATTCATAAAATTAAAAAATAGGGTAATGATAGCAATAGAACCCATTGGAAAAATATTGATTCCGATAATAGAAAAATTTGCCGATCTTTTAATTAGTAACATGCCACAAATTGAAAAAGTAGTTTCTAAAGCTATGGGGGAAATGAAAGAAAAATTTAAATTAGTTACAGACTTTTTAAAGGGTGATGGAAGCAAGGCATTTAGTGATATAAAAGATAAGGTATTGCCGCCACTTATTAAAATTTTTAAGGCTTTTAGCGAAGTATACATGCCAGCGCTGCAAAAAACTTTTGGGACTGTTTTTGGTATTATAAGCACTATTGTAACAAATGTTGTAGGCGCTATAACTACGCATATTTTACCGCCACTTTTAACACTATTTGAAAGCATTTACGCGGAAATAATGCCAGCAGTTATGGCAGTATTCGACAAAATTCTACCTAGAATCCAGACTTTGTGGCAAAATCTATGGGCAATTTTAGAACCCCTATTAAAGGGGATAGGGTTTGTTTTTAAACATTTATTTCCACAAATTAAAAATGTTGTTGTTGAAGCATTAGAAGGAATCGGGATTGTGTTTGATGTGCTTTTTGCGGTTATTAATACAGTTGTTAAAGCTATTTCTTTACTTTTTACCACGGATTGGGTGGAATTGTGGGATACCGTAAAAACAAAAACCGTTGAGATATTTAATTCTATAGTTGATTTTTTTAAAGAATTACCAGACAAAATGATCAATATAGGAATGGACATAATAAAAGGGCTTGTAAGTGGTATCGGGTCGATGAAAGACGCCGTTGCAAATAAAATTAAAGAAACTGCGGGCGCAATAACAGACGGATTTAAAAATTTCTTCGGAATTTCTTCGCCCTCAAAAGTTTTTAAAGGTTTTGGAATAAATTTAATTGAAGGATTAGTTGACGGAATAGAAGAAGAAAGTCCAGAGCTAAAAGGCGCAATTTCTAAAGCAACAAAAGAGATTGAAAAAGTAATAGATGAATATTATGACGAACAACTAAAAACAGAAAAGACGAATTTAAAAGAACAGTATAAAGTCAGTAAAGAACATTATAAAA